CTCAAATTCAACGACGATGGTAAAGTCGGTTTTCGACTTGCTCACGATGCCGTAAGCGTCAGTTTCTTTGTCGAATGTCGAGTTAGTCGTGGTCAGCACCACTCCAGCTTTGGAGTAGAATGTTTGCGAATCATAGGTGACTTTGCAAGGACCGCGAACGATGGTGGTTCTGTCGAATGTTGGCATGATGGTTTAGCGTGTTGGAGTTGTATTTTGTAGCCCGACTGGGCAGTTGAAAGTGATGATTTGTTGAAGCATCGGAGGTGTTGCGTCCTCCTGCATCGAGTCGAAAGTGAGAACGCCGCCGGTTAGTGAATCGCCGTTTGTATCGACTGGTTTGTGATGATGCAGAATGCGAGCCACTGCCTCGCCGATCTCTGTTGCGCTTGGTTTTGACATGTTGCCAGCCTGCTGCCTCCAGACGCTTGGAATCTCCGAGCATGTCACGCTGAACGTCGCCGAGTCCATGTATGGTCCGGGTGTGTCCGATGACGATGCCTCGCTCTGTGAGAAGTTTACCATGACGAAGGCGCCTGCCTTGCTCATTGCATTCTCGATCTCGCGGTCGATGTCTTTGTGATCCTGAACCAGAACGGGAATAATCGGCACGGTGCGAAAATACGCATGATCCTTCAGCGTCTTTGCCATGCTTTCGACTATCTGACGTATGAGGCTCATGGTGATTCTGAAAAGTTCATGACAGCAGCGCCGCCATAACGAAAAGAACTGCCAGTTGTAGCAGCGAATGATTCGGCTCCGGTGTCGTCGGAGTCTGCGTTATTGTTTGCGAGGTCATCGAGATAGCTGTTGGCTTCCTCGACTGCTCTGCGTCGATCGTCGCCGTTAAATTCTGCGAGCGATGGATAGGAATCCGTTAGTTCTTGGCGTGAGAGATTGTATGCGTGCCTGCGTGCGCCCGGTGGGACATACAAGTTCGTATTGACCACTGGAGGTAGTCCACGCTTGCGACGACCTGAGTTGACGCGTGAGGCAATGTCTTGCGCTACGCTCGTGAGAATCTCCTGAGCTTTGTCCTCGGGTGTCGGACATTCGGCAAGCAAACGGTTGAACTCCTCGGTTGAGAGTCTATCACGAAGTGCGGAGTATGTTAAAGCGAGCCAAGCCATGATGATTTGAGTTTCAAGAATTTAGGGCGACGGAGGAAACTACCAACTCCGTCGCCCTTTGCACACAAGTTCCAACGGATTAGAACAAAAGCTTGGCGACCATGCTGCCAGTAACTGTTCCAGCCGAGGCGGTCATCGTTTGAGCGATGCGCACATATCGGCGGGTGTTAGCTGGAACGCGGAAGCGAACCTCTTTGGCAACGATGCCGGAGGCAGTAGCGGTCTGAGTCGTACTGATCGCTGGATCAACGGCAGCCCATGAAGAACCGTCGGCGCTGTCTTGCAGTGCGTAGGTCACGACTTTGGTGTCGGCGATACCAGCAGCAGTTGGAGCGGAGAGCGAGAAAACTACTCGCTCGATGTCGCCACCAACTACTTGCTCAAGGTCAAATGCTGCGGTGTTAGCACCAGCCTGAGCGATAGCCACAGTGGAGGTGTAATTCTTGTCTTGAATGTTTCGGTTGAATTCGAAGCTCATGATTTTGTATGGTTAGAATTAAGCGGTCAGGGTTTCGGTGTCAACGATCGAGTCGGTGATGATGATTGGAACTCCGAAGGATTCCGTTGGCACGCCGGGAAGGATGCCAGTGAAGGCTTCCTGCTTGGTGGATGGGGTTGTGTTCCGGCTGACTTGCAATTGGAATGCGGAACGGCGGGACATGAGCAAATGAGTCGGACGCTCGCCAACTGGGAACTTGCTGAGAAGCTCGGCAATCTTGGCGTCTGTGCATCCTTTGCCGCTGTCTGCGGTTAGGTCTTTCAAACGACCGATTGCATGTTTGTTGACGCACTGGAAGCCGATCCATGCGGTGAGGTCAGCGATGAATGCTGCGTAGCGCTTGGCGTCTGCATCAACTGCGTCGCCTTCGCGGAATGGCGAGAGGTCGAAGGTCGTTCCGTTGCCGTAGACGTATTGCACGCCGGTGTTGCCTGCTTTGATGGCATAAACCGAGGAACCAGTTGCGGAGGTTGTGCCGCCTGCGTCAACTACGATGTCACTGCCAAGAGCGGACACCAATGTTTGCAGACCAGCGAAGCCTTTCGAGCTTGCGTTATCACCGTAGATGGTTTGTGTTCCGACGGTGGTCAGGGCAGCGCGCATCACACCCATTGCCTCGATGGCTTGGAGAGCCTCGGCACCGTCCTCGTAACCGCGTGCGACAGCCTTATCGACTTCAACGCGAGCGGAGAGAATAAAGCACTCAACCAGACGTTCGGTGAAGTTCGACTTGGTTGCGTCCGTGCCTTCGTTGGCTTGACGGAACGCAACGCTCGGGCGACTGTTGCGGGTCACTGTCTTGTAGGACGTGCCGCGAATCGTGCGAGCTGGAATGATTGTTACCTCAGGTGAGGCACTGGCGACTTCCTCAATCAGACCGACGATGGGATCATGTCCGTTGAGCTTGGCAAGGTCTAACAGAGTTAGGTTGTTTGGCATAGTATTGTTTGTTTAGTGAGATTGGTTTTGAGCTTTGAAGGATGCTTCGACGAGTGCGAGTCCTTTGAGTTCGGTTTGTTTGGTGCCTTCTTCAGCTTTACCGGCGAGAACGGTTTCGCCGTTCACTGGTTTGGCTGTGATGGCGTTGAGAATTTCAAGATTGCTCTTGTCGGCTTTGATTTGTGCCTTCCAGAACGATTTGGCTTTGTCATCTTGTGGAGCGATGCGACCAGCTTTGACAGCCTCGTCGATCACGCTGTCAGCAGCTTTATCCTCGATTTCAGCGAGAGATGCTTTGAGTGTTTCTACTTCGCTAGCGAGAGCGTCACGCGATGCGGTGACTGTCTCCAGTTCGTTGGCGTGGTTGGCAGCAGCTTGCACTGCGTCGGCTTCCTTAGTCATGTAACCGGCTTCGATCTCAGCGATCTTGCTTTTCATGGCTTCGATTTCGAGCTTAGCAATTTCCATTGCTTTCTCAGGGTCAACATCCTCGGCAACAAGTCCAAGGTCGATTAGTGGTTTGATGTCCATATTGGTTTCGTTGTATGATGCAGCGATCTTTTCCATCGCCTCGAATGCTGGCTCGTTAACGAGCGAACCGATCTCGCCGTGTGTCGGCAGACCTGCTGGCGTGCCGTTGGCGAGTAGAAAGTTCGGGGAAAAATAGGAGTAGTCCTTGCCTTCGATGGCGGTCTTGCCTGCTTGTGTCCATTCGATGTCTAGCACAAGTCCAACGCCCGTTTCATATCGGAATTCTTTCGGAATGAATGATGCCGGACCAGCTTTGTGATCGAAGCCAGCGAAGGGTCGCACGTTGCGAGATTGGCGAGCTTGCAGGTCGCTTGCGAATGCAGCGAGGATCGACTCATCGACCTTCACCTTGCGCTTGGCTGCCTTGCCGTTGACGGTAGCATAGATTACATGCCTGCCTTCAGGGAGGTATACAATGCTCTCAGCCAAGGCTTCCACTTCGGTCTGGAATGATGCACTGATGATTTCGTTCGCCATTTCGAATAGAAGATTACCACCCGATTCTGGCTTGTAATTGCTTTTTTTTAAGTAGTGCCTTCGATCTGTGCGATGATGCTTTCGAGCGCCCCATTCGTGAACGCATCGAGATAGGTTTTCTCAGGTGGCAGAGCGTTTCGCCATGGCTTCTGCGTGATTGATTTCTTGAGCACGAATACCGGCTTGATGCCAGTCGGAGAGTTCTCATCTGCTTGCGCTAGAACGCCTTTGACGGCGAACAGTGGGGCGATTGTTCGGCTGTATGTCCGAGCTGTCAGACCGTGCGCCTCTGGCACAATCGGGATCGTCAGGAACTTTGCACGTCGCGCGGTGATCGTCCCGCCGGTGACTTTGTGCGAGAATCCGATGGCGCCTTTGCTGCGCAGTGTCACGCCTGATCCACTCGCCCCCATGATTGACCACGAGCCTGCTACTTTTCGCCACCATTGAGTTTTTTTCCTACCTGGACCATGTGTCGGAAGCGATGGATTTTCCCACAGCTTCGATCCGCCCATGTTGTAGTATTTTTCGACAACTTCTAAAGCGTCCTGCGCTCCAGTCATCACAGCGATCTTTCGCACCGATGCCGATTGTAGGCGGATCATTGATGCTTTTACTGGGTCGAGTCCCGTCGCCGTGATTGTGATTTTCATAGTTCGCGCTCTAGTGATTTGACGATTGCCGCGCCGATCTCATTCTCCAGCGATGTTTCAAGCGCTCGTTTATCTAGCATGAAAAACAACTGCGGAATGCGTTCGATGACTTGCTCAACCTCGATCTGAAACGCGCCTGCCGTCATGTGATAGCTTTTGTCGATCAGGTCAGCAAAGATCTGATCCACCGGCGAGAGCCATTGCCCCGCGACCTCACGCATCTGTTCATCGGTCATTTTCGATTTGTTTGAGCTTTGCGTTCGCCCACTCTCTGCCAGCGTCGCCGCCCCAGCCGTGCCATGCCTGCCAGCCTTTGCCTTTGTCGCCCCATGTCTCGCCTTTTTTGTCGATCTCATGGCGTGCGAAGAATGATACCATGCGCTTGACTGTCTCAGCCGATAGCTCGGAACGATTGGAAATGTCCCTTGCTCGTGCGATGCCGACCGATGTCATACCACGCTGTGATGCTGGCTTCTGTCTGCGGATTTCGAGAGCGTCTTGTGCTGCCTTTGCCATGTCATCGGTTGGTCGCAGGTCAATGTCAGCGCGCGCTGCCTCGGCGATTTCAGGGAGTAACGGAAGCGGATCTTCGACTTCGCCAAATAGCGCCTCGCCTTCTTGCGGTTCTGCGATTCCGAGTTCGTTGTAGATCCATTTGTTCGAGACTGGAAGCCCGATGTCCTTCGTGACGATCTTGACGCGCTCGGCGATTGCTTTCTCGTCCTTCGGCTTCGGTATTACGATTTCAGCATAGGGCATGTCCTCGCTGGCGATCGCTGCGCCGTAATTCATACGAACGATTGAAGGAATCAACTGTGTTGTCACGACCTGCCCGATCCATGTCGCGACTGCCTGCAAGATGTCGCCGCGCACTGTAGCGTGGACATCGCCAAGCGCTCGGCTTCCGCTGTCGCCCACGTCTGTGGTGAGAGTTTGTCCAAGCATGAGAATATCGCACGCTTTGTCTGATTCATTCATGAGAGCTACCTGTGGCAGCGATTCGCCACCTTTGATGCCGTCCATGATCGAGAACTTCACACCCGGTCCTGTGACTGCATAGCCGCTCGTTCCGATGTTCTCCAGCATTTCCTGCGCTTTCATCATTGCTTCGTCACTGCCGTCCGTCTCAGCGTGTCGCCACGGGATCGAGTAAAGCTGCGCGTATTGCATGAACCAGCCCAGTCCATAAATTGCACCGAGCCAGAACTTCGTGAGAGCGCGGAGGTTTGCCGAGTGGATCGGGTGACAGCCTCCTTGCTGCCAGATGGCAATCAAGAACTTGTCGGGCGGGAAGTCGATCAGGGTGTCGTAGTTGACGCCGTTCGGTGCCATCATCAGTCGGTCAATCTCATTCGATGCAGAAGGATAGGCGAGATACTTAGCAGGCACTGGAGCGTAGCAGCGCGGTGAAACGATGCCGTTCTCAGTGTGCCAGATGATTTCCACGACGCTGATACCTTTGGCGTAGGCGTCAATCAGCGCCTTGATCATGCCCTTCGTGTCGAGTTCCCAATGGCTTGGACGTGGAGCATATGATTCAAGCGCTCGTTCGACTGTTTCGTGGATCTGCAATGCCTGCGGTGTCGGTTCCTCGGCGCCTTCGCGGATACCTGGCTTGATCTCGATGTCGAGAGCCGTTACGTTTCCAGCGACTTCGTTGATGCACTTGCGCAGACGCGACCACGAATCGACCATCATGCGGAAAAGGCGATCTTGATCCTCCAGCTTGCCGGTGCGCACGTTGCGCAGGATACTACGCACCTGTTCTGGCGTTACATTGGCAAGGTCATAGTCCTGCGTGCGGTAGGAAGCTGGCAAAGGCGCTACGATGCCCTTTCGTTCGTCTGCGGTCATGGTGAGCATGGCAATAGCACGCAATGCAGCCAATGGCAAGCTCAAATTTACAGAGCGTTAAACCCTCGAACCGTTCGACTGGCGAATGTGTTCCGTGATGTGGTAACCGATGCCGCCCCCGTCATGGCTCCACTGATGCGACTGCCGAGCGCAATGCAAGCAAGCAATGCGTCGGCGCGGTCCGGTGACTTCATGCTTTTTGCTGCCATCTTTTCCTTTGATTCGACGCGCAGCTTGCCGGTCTCATTCCATTCGCTTTTTCGCGTTGTGATCTGCGAGAACGTCATCGGATCGAGTTCGCCGACGTGTATTCTCCCGCGCTCCAGCTCACGACTGGCAACGTGCCACACCTGCGCGATCAGGTTCGCATATTCGTCCTTCTCGCTCGCAGGCTTGCCGCCGTGGAAGCGGTTGATGTGCCAGCCAAGCTCAGCGAACTGGTCGCAGAAGCCGGTGCCTAGTCCGTCGGCGTCTCCCCAGACTTGCCCAGCGCTTAGTCCTTCCGCTTCAAACATTCGTATAAATTCCCGTGCAGCCTGCACTGTGTCTCGCTCCTGCCATGCTTTGACGATGCGTGCGTGATTGCCGCGCCTGATTGCCAGAACGTTTTCGTCACGCCCTGCCGCGAAGTCGCAGAATGCCACTACTTCTCCGAACGGCGCTGGCTTTGGCTGAATGTCGAGTGCGTTGCGCAAAAGGTCAGGAGCTAGCACCAAGCGGTCGAAGTCCTCGGTGAACTCGGCGAGGTGCTTGGACCGATAGAGCGGATGTGATTCGCCATATTTCAGTCTGTCCAGCTCCCGCTTCTCCGCGCTGATGTGCGCACAGTCTGTGGATGGAACTCGGATCGTCTTGTATAGGCTGGAGTTCTTATGGAACGAGTCATAGAACTGACCGCGCGGTGCTCCAGGCGATGACACCCAAAGCTCGAACTTCCGCGTGCATCGATCGAACGCCTCGAATATCGCGTCTGGAACCGTCTTGGCCTCGTCAATGATGAGGAATACTGGATCGACATCGCCGCCTATCTTCGGGTGATGTCCTTCCGCTCGTCCTGAGTTGTCGGTTGAGAAGCCGAAAGCATAGCCACCCTCGGGTGTGCGCAGTTCCTCGGACATGAAGCGCCAATGCGGGAATCTGTGCTGATAGACTTTGACCGCGCCCCAGAGCTGCTTCTCGATCTGCATCCACGAGCCTGACGTGAAGATGCACTGACCACGCGGGAACTCATGCAGGAACCAAAGCACAAGCGGAGCCACCAGTCGCGCCGTCTTGCCGCTGCCGTTCGCCGCGACCACGCTGGTCGGCTGTTCCATCGCCACCGACTCCATGGCTTCGCACTGCCAAAGGTATGGCACTATGCCTAGAACACGGACGCAGAACTCGGTTGGTGTCATTTCTTCGCTTTGCCTCTCGCTAGTTCGACAAGATCCTTCAGACTTCCTTCTTGCTCAGGTGAGAGTGAAACAGTCGCTTGAGCAATCGGAGCGCCGTCTGGTCCGCTGATCTCTTGACGAACCATGTCGCCGTAACGTTTCGGGTCCCACTTGGCGAGCAGCTTGAGACGTGTATCGACTTGTAGCTTGCGATGCCCCAGCATGTCGGCACGCTTGATCCTCGGACCGTCTGGTGTGTCGGTATGCTCGATGCCCTCCAATGGCGTGTCGGCGATCCTCAGCGCCTCCATTGCTATTGCGTCGAATCCCAGTTCTCTCGCGCGTGCGATGTCGCGTGAAAAGGTTTCGTCATTTCCCATCCAATCCCGCACTGTCGAGTCAGCAATGCCAATTTCACGACAAATGACCGTCAATGGAGTGCCTTTTGAGATTCCGTCGAGGATCTTGTTTTTGCGCTCGTCATTCGCCAAAGTTGGACGCCCTCGAACCTTTTTCCCTTGATTTTCCAATGGGTCATTTTTTTTTGCTTGACGTGTTTTCATGGGTTAGTAAAATCTTGTTTATCAGATAGTTGATGCATTTCAGATGACATCGACTTGTGCCATTGATAGCACGCTATTGAGCGCAATCTCTGGATCTTCGCCGTAGGAAATGAGATCCTCGACCGCTTCATCGACAGAGTCGTATTTACCCCGTGCGAGGTCGTCGATTATCCTGTTGATCATTTTGATATTTTTAGCCATCCGATTTGTTTGAATATAGTTTCGATTTCGTTGTATAGCGGAACAAAGTCCTCATCATCCCACTGATCGGGATAGCTTCTCCCTTTCGCTCCTGTCTGCCTGTTTTTCAGGTTTTCTAGCATTTCTGGATTCTTCGACTTTGTGGCGATGTATTGCGCATAAGCACGCGCGAAAATCTCGTGATTCGATGTGAGGTATCTTTTAGATTTCGCGGTGAGATATGCTGTCTTGATCTCCTTTATCTTGTTGCTGCTCTTGGCAATCTTGATGAACTTTTTGAACAGTGGAGAATACGAAGCGAAAACCTTGTCGCCCTTCATTGGAGGCTCTGCGTCTGGTATGTTTCTGAATCCTCTGTAGTCGATCCAATGCCCGATTTCGTGAGTGAATGTCATCGGGATCGCGCCCTCTTTGAATGTAGTGATTTCGTTGTCGAATCTCCGATATTGCCCATTCACAGATCCTCCAGATTCTTCATGCTTCACTGGCGCGGGAGGCAATGGCCCATCTCCATGTATTGAGTCGATTGTCTTGCTTACGTCATCCCATTTCTTCCTGACTTCCTTCTCTTTTCCTGTTATCCTGCCGAATACAATCTTGTCTGTCACTTTCGACCCTGCTGGTTCAGTTTCACCCGTCTCTGGCTCAGGTTTACGAGTTGCGCGCTTTCTAGGCGCTGGCAATGGCTTAACCGCTGAAGCTTGAGGTGCTTGAATCGGCTTGTAATTCCCACTAAGCGCCTGTTTGATCGCATCGAGTGTGGGTTTGCCATCTCTGCCGATTGCTTGCGGTCCGAGCCTGTCGGTGATCGTCTGCCGTGCCTCGTTTGCCAGTTCTGGCGTGAGGTCGTCAATGTTTGCATCGACTCCAGCATTGAATTGCTTTCCGAGGTCAACTCCGAATTGAGCGACGTTCGGAGCTTTGACTCGTTCGCCTTTTCTGATCAGCTTGCGGCGCTCGGCTTCGGCACGTTTGACCGGCTCTTGGATCATGTATGAGTTGAAGCCAAACGGACCCCATGGCACGTCGAAGCCTCCAATGTCAGCGGCATTCTGAAACTGCCAGTATGCGTAGTCGTCCCATCGTCTCACATCGCCCTCGGCTTCCACATGGCGCTGCCGCTTGATGCGCGCACCTGGTCGTCGGACGAAGCGTGCTGCAGGATTGAGATTGAGCCAGTCCTCATTGCGCATTCTGCCCTGCCATTGAGCGAACGTCGAAGCTTGCTCAAGATTGGTGTTGTAAATCAGTTGTAAGCGAGCGTTTGAAATCACGTTGGTGATTTTCTGATCCTTGTAGTCTGCCGGTGTTGCGAGTCCTTCCTGAATCAAAAACTCTGCCGACTTCTCGCGGAACTTGGCGAGTCCCGTCTCTTTGTAGACTGTCACGGTCTGCCCCGTGTTAACGTCCACGATCTCCTCTGTGGCGTCAGCTTGCCAGTCCAGCAACATGTTCCGCATCTTGTTGAGAACGCGCGCCGAGGTCACTGTGGCGCTGAAAAACGAACGATTGCGTATTGCCGGTGCCATCGCTGACCACTCACGCCAACGGAACCACGAAGGCGTCACTTTGCGCCGTGAGAGGTTTTCGATTGCTTGGAGAAATA